CCTGCTGGAACGCCATACATGCAAATTATTCCATTTAAAAGAGAAGACTGGGAACAAAATATAGAACTACAGCATGAAAAACAAATCTATGATAAAATTGTAGATAACGCAACGTTTTATCGTCAACCAGACGGCGGTATATATAAAAATAAAGTTTGGTCTAAAAGAGAATACAAGTAAAGGGGTAGCAAATGCAAACTTGGACAGAAAAACAAGACCTGGGTAACGGAATCTTTTTATATAAAAATGTTATAAAAAAAGAGTTTGACGTTATTAATAGATTAGAAAATGTTTTAGGAGAAATTGCACCACAGGGAGAGCCATTAAAAGATGGAAAAATTTATCGTTGGAATCCAGCATTCGTAGGGTATAGAGAGTTAATGCCTTTATATAGAGACTGTAGTGATTTTAAATTTAAAAAATCTGATATTGAAAAAGATATAAATGAAGACTCTGTTGCCCTTCAATCATTATGGCAAGATGTTTATGATGCACAATTTCATGCAGTAGAAGACTATAGAGCACATCACAATATTATGCCTTTAAAATATTGGGAAGCGTTTAACTTTATTAAATATGGACCAGGACAACATTTCCAAGAGCATCACGATCATGGTTTTTCATACAACTGCACAGTGTCTTTGGTTGCATACGTAAATGATGACTACGAAGGTGGAGAATTATTTTTTAGGCTACAAAACATAAACGCTAAGCCAGAAGCGGGAGATCTGTTTATCTTTCCTTCTAATTATATGTATCCACATAGGGCTATGCCAGTTCATTCTGGAACAAAATATTCTATTGTTACTATGCTAGATTACAATAAAAAGTTTCACACTAGAGAAATGTATCTTCCAGACGAAGACTGATGCTAAACATATCAGTTGAAAAACAAAACAATTCTCATGTAGACATATCCCCAATGTCTATAAAAAGAGATTGGATGGACGAAACTCCAGAAAAACATGCCTATAGGTGTTTTCCAGTAACCCAAGCAAACATGGTTGGCTGGAATCTGTATTGCGATGAGGATGTTAAGTTTATTTGGAATGGAACAACTGATACTTCTCCGGAAAATGTTAAAATTTTACAAGGGGAAGATTTTACATATTCGGGAAGAGGTCAATCTACCGTAAGTTTTATAACTGGACTGGTATTTAGATCAGAAAAAAACATTAGTTTTTTAGTTATTAATCCAGTCAACTATTTCAATCCTGATTTTGAAACTATGTCTTACTTAGTAAGCACCTCCTGGTATGATAACGACTTTCCATTAGCAATCAGGGTAAAAACTGCTAATAAAGAAATTACAATAAAGGCGGGGGATCCGATTGCAACAATAATTCCAATATCTTTAACTTCTATTGATAATACAACTATAGAGATGTTTGATTATTACGATAAAGACAGCATTCGTTATAACAATAATAAATCTTACGGTGACGCTGCAAGAGGCATAATCGAAAGCGGTAGGTGGACTGATTGGTATAGGGATGCTGTAAACGAAAAAGGAGAAACTCTTGGCTCTCACGAAACCAAGGCTTTACGTCTTTTTGTAAATAAAAATACAAAAAAGAAAGTGGTATAATTTTATTATGATAGAAATAAGCAATTTAAACCCAAGAAAAGAAATGTCAATAACACCATCTGGGTTTTTTGGCAATGACAAAAGCATGATTGTTGAGCTAGAAAACTTTATGACAAAAGATGAAATTGATTTTTTAGAACATGCTGCTAAGTCTATTACAATTTGGGATATTTCAGAAACCCATGTAAATGAAAATGGAACTATTACATACGACTCAGACTATTGGAAAGATAGAGTTGCCAATAGATCATCTTTAGATAAAAATGATCCAAAGATTGGTCCAGTTATTGAAGGACTATTTAAAAGACTGCAACCAATCATTGAGGACTTTTTTAGTGTTAAGGTAGTCCCTACAGGACAAAGCATTGTTAAATGGCTTCCTGGGCAATTTCAAAATCCTCATGCAGATAAAGAACTCCATGAAGGTCCAGATGCTGGACTGCCAAACGATTTTCCACACTATGACTTATCTAGTCTATTTTATTTAAATGATGACTATGAAGGTGGAGAGCTTTACTTTCCGCTTCAAGATGTTAAGTTTAAACCCAAAAGAGGTGCAGCCTATTTTTTCCCAGGAGATAAAAACTTTATACACGGAGTAACAGAAATAAAAAGTGGTTTAAGATTTACTTGTCCATTTTTTTGGGAAATTTTAAAACACACTGGCGAAAGGCAGCCATGACTGATGCTCAAGATACAATAGAGTATGAGGTTTTATTTGACAAAGTTCATATTTATAAAAACCTAATAAAAGATCCTTTAGCTTTTGTAGAAATTTTAAAAGACTCTGAAATTAATCCAGATAAAAGTCCTTTATTTTTTGATTGGCAAAAGTGGTCAACCTTTGGAACATATATGTCATCAACAAGACAAATTATGCCTGAAGATGAAATAAGTTTATCTGATAAAGGCAAAGAAGAAAAACAGTATAGAGATAATATTGAAAAAGCTTTTAAAGATAGTGTTGCTCACTTCCTAAACAAGTATAATCTATCTGTTGATAAAAGTTGGGAAACCATGGGCCCATCATACTGTAAATACTATTCAGACCTTAAACCACATGATACAGAAGAGCCTTTAGCCATGGTTCCACATACCGACTACCAATGGTATGAGTTTGATTCAGATAGATCTAAGTTTGCAGTAACGTGTGCTATTTATCTTAATGATGATTATGATGGCGGAGAGTTGATATTTACCGTTAAAGGAAAAAAAGAAAAAATAAAATATAAGCCAAAAGCAGGAGACGTTGTTGTTTTCCCGTCAGGGCATCCAGATCTTTTATCTGAAGAAGGATTATATTACCATGCAGTTGGCCATGTTTCTAAAAAAGAAAAATATTTTATTAGGTGTTTTTATTTAATTCCAAACAAGCCATCTGAAAAGTTTTTAGAGTATCAACAAAAATATGGTAAAGAAGAATGGCTAAAAAAATATGACGAAATTATGCAGTATAGAATTAAAACCAAAACAGTAGATGAGTTAAAATAGAATGACAGAAAGATCAGAAGTGGTTAGCCACCTGTCAATAAAAGGTTTTACCCTTAACCCTTTAAAAAGTGAACATCTTGCAAGAAACCTTCTTAATGGATTGGGAACAACCTATGAAAAAAAACATACATGTGACTGGGACCCTAACTTAACACATTCTTATCACTTTGAAGGAATTATTCCAGGATCAATAGTCTGTAATTACATAGAAGATAAAGGTTCTAGGGGAATGATTGGCTTTGCAGCATTGGTAAATGGTTATTATGTTTTAAGAATTTGGGACGAATACAAACCAGCACAAATTGAGTTTAACGTATATGTTAGGGGAGACCTAGACCCTGATATTTGCTTAGATCATTTAAAGGCTCCATATGCCAAAGAAGATGGTGTTGTGGATGGGCTTGGAATGTTTGATTTTTCATATTCTATAGTAAAAGAACCAATTCCATTTAATCAAATAATGAAAACAAACAAAGAGTTAAAGCCATACGCTATTAATGCAGAAGGCTATAAAGTTTTGGACATTATTAGCTGTTATTGCTGTCCCATGCAAGCAAAATATTGGGGTATTCTGCCACCAGCACCATCCAAAGATTATAGAGATAGCATAGAAGATTCTTGGATACGAGAAAATTATGAAAATGGATTTTACAAAAATAGCTTTATGAGTGTTCCAATATGTGAAAATCATAGAAACGATACAAGGAGCGAATAAAAATGAAAAGCAAAAATGATATAGAGGTAAAAAATTTTAAGCATGATGTTTTCTATGTTGAAAATTTTCTTACAAATGAAGAGTGTGATGGACTAGCCCAATACTTTGACAATGAAGGTCAGGCCTGGGATTTTATAGCTTTTTATGGTGCATCTGGAAAAGGTCTACAAGACACAAGCCCAACCCTTTTGAATTATGGATTACCAGAAACTTTTATTAAAGATTTAAGAGTAGAAATGCTAGATCATGTTGAAGTCGTATTTGAAAGAAAGCTAAGAGCAAACACATCACACGCTCAAAAGTGGGGTATCGGTGGATTTGCCAACCCACACTCAGATAATTCAGATTTTGATGGAACCCCAAATGCTTTTGAAATTAATAAATATGTAACCCTACTGTATCTTAATGAAGATTTTGGTGGTGGAGAATTATTTTTTCCAGACCATAAATTAGAAATAAAGCCTAAGAAAGGTATGTTAATTTCATTTCCTGGCGGTCATGAGAATATTCATGGAGTAAAAGAAGTAACAAGTGGAGAAAGACATACAATGATGGCTTTTTGGGATTATGCTGAAGCAGAATACTCACAAGAGACAAAAGATAAATGGGAAGAAGAAATAAAGGGTATTAGAAAAGTTCAAGAAAAACAAAAAGAGGAGTGGTCAAAATAAATATGACTAATAGCAAACTTACGGTTTTAGAAAAAAATATTTTTTATTATGAAAAAGCTATGTCTAACCACGAGACATTAATTGAAAGAATTGAAAAACTTGACGAGCTAACTGACCCTGAAAAAGAAAATGAATACTTAATCACAAGGTGGAAAACTTGGGGACCTGACGAAAATAATACTTTTGGAATGCAAAAACGTGTAGTAGATTCTTTAAGAGCAGATTCAGATTCCCCACTATACCTAGATCTGGTTCAAATAGTTTTAGACGTTGAAACTGCAATTAAGGCCTGCTCTTACGATTATGCAAAAAAGAATAATTTAGAAATTGGCTTTTTATCTCCATTATCTATATCAAAATATGATAAAGGAGCTAATATGGGAAAACATGTTGATTCATATGATGAAAATGGATTAGAAACAATTTCTGTTGTTGGATATATTAATGATGACTATGAAGGTGGAGAAATAGAATTTCCAGAACAAAACATAATAG